ATACTACACTGGTTCTTTTAAAATTATCAATTTGTTTTGGATATTGTTGGGTCGATTCTTCTTCATCTAAATCTGTTATTCTTAAACTGTCCATATTAAATTCTAAATCGACTTTTTGTCCTACTCCTGAACTTGAGCGTGTTTTCATAAATTGTATTTGATAACGCCCACGTTCCTTCATTGCCCGTGACGTAAAGATACCTATAACATTGTCAGCAGTCTGAATTTTACTAAGTCCACCTGAAATATGACTATGATCAAATTCTATTTCTTCTACCGCTGCTCTATTCAACTGGCTAGCGGTTACTGTAATACAGTTTGTTTCCATAGCCAAATTTCTTATCTCTTCAGACACATATTTGTCCTTGACAAAGAGATCACTGGGCGATACTTTCACTGATAAAGGCATCATTAAATCGAGATAATCTATTAATAAAACGTCAGGTTTTTGGCCTTTTTTGACCTGATATTCCTTTAAATAGGCACGAATATCATTACAATTTTTACCTGATGGCATATACTTGATCTGTATACTTCCTGACTGTTTGCCCACCATTTTTACCTTTAGTTCAACGTCATCTAGGTTGCGAAAGATTTCTCTAGTGGCCACACCTGTTACCATACTGTCTATGCGCATGGCCACAAGATTCTCTGAAAGTTCAAAAGTCAAATAGACAACGTTCAGTCCTTGTAGTGCCCAGTTCACAGCTAGATTAGCTAGGAACAGTGATTTGCCACCACCCGAACCTGCGGCGAAGATATTGAGTTCACCGCGATTAAATCCACCATAGAGTTTTTTGTCCACTGTGGGCCAGCCCGTGGAAATTTGACCGTTTGAGTTCTTAAGATATTCCAGCCTAGCCCTAGGATCTTCAAAATAGTCAGTGCCCATATCACGACTCAGTGTTATCTGTAGAGCGTCTCTAACTAGTTTTTCCACTGGGTTATAGTCGCCCTTTTCAATCAGGTCAGCGGAATCTATGATCGCACGTTCTAGGCTTTTGTGCCTAGTGAACTGTTCAAATTCGTTGAGCAGCCATTGATAATGGCTTTGATCCATCTGTATGGCTGACAGTTTAGATTCGGTCTTAGCATTGACGATGCTGACTTCGGGCATGGTCTTATATTGATCCACGTATTCTCTAATGAATTTAGCAGAGCGTTGTAGTCGTTGGTCAAACAGTTCGGGATTAAAAATGTTTTGACAGCGTATGTAACTTTCTGCGTCTGACAAAAACATCTGTAAAAATACAGTCTGTACTTCTAGGTTATAGTCTGTCTTAGTGGCCATGTTCTAGTCTTTTCTTAAGTAGTTGTTGTTTGATTTGATTTGATTCTTTATAGTGTAGTATAGTGGTTAATGTGTACAGTCTACCATAGAGTTTCACAGCATCTGCAACATCTTTCACTGCGTCACCCCATGGTGGGCTGCTCACAGTCCAAGAATATTTCAGGGCGTCGTTGATCAGTTTGGCTCCTGCTCGATCTCTATCAGGTACTAGGATAACTTCTCTGTTCAATGCATTTATCCTTGCGGCCTGAACATCGGTAACAGAATTGTGCATGACAGCACAGCCGTCAATGCCAATTGCATCAAACTGTCCTTCTACTATGATTACAAATTGTCTATCTTGACTTTGCCGGTCTAGGTTAAACACATAACCGGGTTGTGCGTCTGAGATATATTTTGGTTTACCCTCTATGATCTTACGAGCAGTAGAGCCCACTATCTTGCCATCTTGATAGTATGGTATTAATAGCCTATCACGATAGCCTGGGCTGATACTCCAATGCCAAGGATACCAATCTATGTCCATACCCCTTGAGTCTAGATATGCGACTATCTTGATCAAATCTTCTTCCAGGTCTTGGGGTAGGTCCTGCTGCATCCATTCTGTGAGAGGCATGCATGTGTCAGGTAATGTTCGTTCCTTGATGTCAAAGTCTAGAATTTTTTCTGTCTTGGGCAGTTGATCTCTCAGTTGCAGTGCTATGAGTTGTAGCCTACCTAGTTGGTCCTTGGTCAATCCTAACCAAGTCAGCAATAGTTTGGTGTTATTAGTTAATGGTTTGCCCAAACTGTAACCAGCCTTAAATCCGCAGTTGAAGCAGTTATATTGAAATGAATCTTGATTATTCGACAGCAGTCCACCACGTTTACGAGTATCTGGTTTTTCACCTCTGTGATGGCAACATACAGCATCAAAACTGATCCATCCACTGGGTGTGGACTTACGTTTCGGTGGTAGTATGGCTAGTAGGGTAGATAATATCTCGTTCACTATAGAAGTTTAACTTCTATATAGAACTTTGTCAAGACTACCCCAGTAGGTAGGATCGTCATTTGTTGAATCGCCAGGTCGAGTTGAGGGCACAAACATAAACCTTACATAGGTAAACACGCCAGTAAAGTTCACATAGTCCACACCAGTGAAATTGTCATAGGCCTGTTCCCATATTGTTGTATACTTGCCAAAACTTGCAGGCGTGTTACTCAGTGTCGCCTGGACATAAACAGTGCCGCGAAAGTTAGTCATGTATATAGCAGCAGTGTGTAGCGCAGTGTTTGAATTTAATTCAGGGTAAGCATAGACATTGCCACTTTTGTGTTCATAAAGATCTATATCTGCATTAAAACTGGGCGGAAATGAAACAACTTCTTGGCTGGGTTTAAGTTTGGGGTAGACATCATCTAATAACTGTGCAGTGCCGGAAATGCCATAATAGGTGTTAGTATAGGTGGGCAGATAGGTACCATCTGTGTCTAAGTAAGTGATAGAAAAAGTGTATGATGAACGATCGAGATCCAGTGTATCTGATTCAGATAGTTCAAGTAGACCCAGTCCTCTAGTGCTAGTGGTTACATTATCGTCTAGCACGGATAGGTTTTTCTGCAGGACCAGTTCTTGAGTAGCAGAGTCAAACATGTTGAATACAAAAGTAGCAGTGGAAGAAATTGGAATACGTTTTTGATCGCTGTTCTTAAACTGTATTCTGATTTGGTTTTTTAGGCCTTTTTGTATTTTAAGATCGTGTTGATACATGACTCTGTTCACTCCTAGGACATCTGGATCCAAATCTAAAATCACGGTGCTAATATTTGGATATAAATAGACTGGTAAATTTTGCATCTAGTATTTATTTTTAGCCCGAGATGACAGTTAATCAAAAAAGTTTCCAACAGAATTATCCATTCATAACCTGTGTTAAGTCTAATGACGTAGAATATGTAGGTATCATCATAAACTATGACAACTTTGTTACCAGCCTATATGATATTGCTGTCTTACGCAGTGAAGTAGAAAAAACACAGTTTTTAGAACTAGGTGAAGCCTGGTGGTGGGAAAGTAATCGTAGAATACCTATCAATATTTTTCTCAAGCGTGAAATGCAGTTGTTCAAATACAGTATAAAAACTTTTAATAGTAAAGATATTGAAATTATATTTGGTCCTACAGTAAACCTGAGCGACATAGCAGAAAAACGTGTCAAACGCAAATCTATACAGTTAGTACGTATACCTAAGAGTACTCGTAACTAATTTTTTCACAGATTAGGTTCATCTGCACTACCACCGCAGCAGCATAGGCAGTGGCATGTGATTTCTTAAAGTAGTATTCGTCACCCTCCGGCGGCGTCCACACTTCTATCATCACTGTAGTCCAATCTTTGCCAATCAGATAACGTTTCGCGGGGCGTATCATGGCCAAAACTGCCGCTAGTTGGGCGATCGTCCTTGGTTTCATACTTCTTAAGATCGAACCATGTCCGTTGACGTGAAAGAGCAAGTTGACGAAATCGTCCTGTTCCAGTAAATCCCATAGCGGTTCCTTGTTAAGTAGTTCGTTGAGATGTTCTTCGCTGCGAATATCTTTATATATGCCTACATTCAAAAAATCTAATTTTAAGTAGCCTCTTTCTTCTGCTTGTTTATAATTTAAGGCCGCAGTTTGTGTCAGTGGGTTTGTAGGGATGTTGTGTGTATATACGCCAGTATTATGTCTACGTCCATCTTCTAAGGTAGCAGGCACATGTCTTATCTTAGACAATATCATATTTCTATCTGCAAAGTCTATGTCAATGTCCGGCATGATTATCTAGTATACGCTGAATGATATTAGTAGTCGAGTATTTTTCTAGACGTGGATAAAAAATAATTTCTTTGCAGTATTCTTCGCCTATGATCTGTTTGCCCTTGTAATCATCGCCCTTAATCATGATGTCGGGTTTGTAGGTTTTAATATAGTTTTCAAGTTCTTCGGGCGAATCAAAAACATCCACACGATCTACTGATTTAAGATTGAATAAAAGGCTAGACCTTTCATATTCATTATGTATAGGTCTAAGCGGACCTTTGAGTTGTCTTATTCTACTATCACTGTCAATTAACACATAGACGTAGGCATTTGGAAAACTCTTAGCATATCGAAGTAGGTTAAGATGTCCTATGTGCAGTATATCAAATGTGCCATTTACTAATACACGAGTCATAGTTCCCCTGCCTCTGCCATTTTCAACATTAGGCTGTATTGTTCATAGGCTTTTTTAACAGCCGGATACTTTTCTTTCAAATATTTCTCACGTTCTTTCTGTTCCATGATCCAATTGAACATATCATAGTGTCCACGTTGACGCATATGGTTAAACACTTCACTTTCAAACTCGGCTATTTTTGTTAGTTCGCTCTCACGAATTTCTACGGTATATAATTGTTCTGTATCAAAATGAATGTAATCTTGTTTAACTTCATTATAATCCATTGAGTTAGTGAAATACCTAAGTTGTAAAGGTCTAACCTTTTCTACACGTTTGTTTTTATCAACTATTCGTATGTCGTGTCCTTGACAAAAATCTTTAACACGTTGATTCATTCTATTCCTACCTCCTTACAGATTTCTTTGACCAGAGCAAC